ATTTCTACCACGAGGAGTAGATATGAAAAGTGCTTTTGAGTTTGGTTTATCTAATGTCGGACGTAAGGCAACGTTGAAAGCATCTTTACCGTCAACGAGGGCTGCTTCATCGAATATGATGAGATCATAAGATCGACCCACTACTGAATCAACTTGGTTAACCGATCCCATACGAATTGTAGAATTATTTGAAAGTTCAATAACTTTATCTTTTGCATTGTCTCTTATTACCTCTAAATCAAAATGTTTAATTAGTTGTCTTTGCAAATCAAATGAAATTTGTGATAGTGAATAGTTTGGTGACATTAATAATATATGGGAGTTTGGTACTAGAGATACCAACTGTCCAAGTATATTTGCGATGTAGGTTTTGCCTTGTCGTCTTGAGACAGCGGCACATACAAAACGATATTTAGGATTATTCAATCCATTTATAATACCAGTTTGTGAGGTGTTAGGTTCTATACCCAATAAGTCTAGATAACCTTCGATTGGAAGTTTGATAAATCGTGATTCATCAAATTCCATTAGTGAGTCGGATAATATATCCTTTCTTGAAATGTCTATCATTAGTGTATTGTTACGTTTTCAAATAGTTCAGTGTCAGGTTCGTTTAACATCTCTTTATCTTCACATATTCCATGCAAATATATGAAGCCTGCGCATAAATCCTGCAATTCTTGTTCTTTTTTATTAAGTTCTTCTTTTTTAGTTAAATGTTTTAATATTCTCTCACTTGTGTTTAAAAGTGTATCAATCCAAATATCTCTAGTATTCTTTTGATAATCCATTAACTTCTCCTTCTTTTAAGGCCTCTGGTAAATTTTTGAGACTTAGGAGGCATTTTTTTAGAACCTCCTTTTCCTGCCCACAAAAATTTATTTGCCCAGTATGCTGGTGAAGATTTTCCTCTAGCAATGTTTTTAGCATGTCTTGCTTTGAAACTTCTTCTGGCTTCAGGACTATAATTATGTCCCATGCCTTGGGCACCAAAGCGGATTATTTTAACTTTGCCTCCAACTCTTGTTGCAACGATAGCTTTTTTAGTACGATGCTTTGGAGTCATCTTTGGTTTGTTTAAACGAGTTAATCCTGCTCTACGCAGTCTTGCTTTTTCCGCTTTTGTTAGTGCCATTATCTTCTCCTACGACTCCTTTTTACAGGTCTAGGGTTTAGTGTTTTGCCGTATCTAGGTCCAATAGCTTTTGCTCCAGTTGGTGCATATCTAAATGCTTCGTATCCTACCATATTTTTTGTATTTACTGGAACTCCTGCAGCATTATTCATATCTCTAGTAACACCTCTTTTTAATTTATGTTTTCTTAATTTTGAAGTGTTATGAATACTTGGGCCTACTAAAAATCCGCCTTGTCTAGCCATTCTTTTTCCTCTTTATCGCTCTCACATATGCTTGGTGAGTGCTGCCTGGCATGAACACTTTGTCACGACCTCTGCCGTGTGAGTGTATGCCTTTCAATCCTAATGCTCTTGCTCTTTTTCTTGCTTGAGTCATTGTTTTATAAATGTCTTTGTTTGCTCTAAAAGCTTTATGTTTTGCTTTACTATGTGCTGCCATTTCTATCTCTGGGTGTATATTATTGTGGTGTGCTTCTAAGCTAAAACCACTAATTAATAAGAGTAAAAGTCCTAATCTCATTTGCGTCGCCTTTTTAATGCTTTTTTACCTAACTTGATGCGCCTTGCAATTAATGAATTAGGAACTCGTTTACCTTGTTTATATAATCTAGAAATTTGCTTTAGTACTTTTGCTAATGCACTACTTCCTTCATCGTACTTTCTTGGTACTCCATGTTTGCTGTAAGGTACTTTTCTTTTACCTTTTCTTTTTCGTGCCACGTCTTTTCCTTACTGTTCTCTTTCTCTTGATGTCATTATCTTGTGAATGACCACCTCTCATAAAAGAGTTTACTCGGCCAAAAGCCCATTGACTCATAGACACTCCTGGTCTAGAACCTGAGCTTAAGTAGGCACCTTGTCCTCGTCTATACACTCTTGCAAGCTGTCCATAAGTAAATCTACTATTTTTTGCTTTTCTTTTTAGTGTTGCTTGTACACTTGCACTGAGTGGCTTTCTTTTTACTGTTTTTCTTTTAGTTGTTCTCTTTTTTCTTACTGCCATGCCTCAACTCCATTAATCTGGCACGATCTTGCTGTATAATTACAGGCAAAGGAGTTTGATTATTACCACCTTTTGTAAAGCCTGGGTGAGACCATAAATATTCACATGTGTTCTGACATTCATTTAAAAATGCCACGTACTCATCAATCGCATCAAGCGTAAGGTCATCACCCAGTAGATATATGATCACCTCCCAAGGTAATGTTTGAAAGTTTTGTTCATTTAATACTAGGAAATCTTCATCGAATTCCATGATCTTTGTAGTTCCATTAAGATAACTTTCATAACTCCATGGACATACATGTTTTATCGAGTGAAAGTACTGTAACCAGTTTAACTTAGCCTCTGCTTCGTTTTTTCTTTCCACGTTTTTTCTTTTTACCCATGCCCTTTTGCTTTTGCTTCTTTAGTATAGCTTCTCTCAAGGCTTTTGGTAATTTCATTTGTTTTTTTGTTAATGCCATTTGGCTTCTCCCATTGTCCGTCAGGACACTTCGCCGATGGTATTAGAACTTTAATCGGCATAAAGCACTTGCATAAGTTGCAAGTTTTCCAAAAAGTATCAAATTGAGGACACGTCCTACAAATGTCGTATCGTCTCATATTTATGAACGTTTACGTTTTTGTTTGGTCTTCCTTTTGATTGCAGTTGAGAGTTCAGTTTCTTTCTGAACTCTCTTTGCTGCGTCATGTAATGCTTTTCTTAGACTCATCTGTCTTTTGCTTTACCTACGTTTAATGCACACCAGTCCATGACCATGTACACTTTTTTCATCCAACCATCATCTACTGGAGTTGGAGTGATTGCTGCAATAAATGATGCAATCATCACAATTGTTGGGATAATAGCAATCCATGCCTGTACCCACTGAAAAAATTCTAACATTAGCTTTTCTCCTCAATATATTTCTTTGCCTCATTTTTAGATGAGAACTTGTGTAATTTACCATTAAGGTCTCTTACACACCATCTACCTCTTTTTTCGACCATTGACCAGCCGTCTGGTAGTGTAAACTCTTTTTTAACTATTGGAGCTTTCATGTCTTTTGTACTGTAATCTTCTATCATAATTTTATCCATGTAATGTAACTAAAGTTACAATTAAACCTGCCATGAACAGTATAACTGCTCCTGACCCCCCTATAAGTATTTGTTCTATTCTTTTTATAGAGTTTTCTATATCATCAAATGTGTTGAACGCAGTTTTCCACCGTTCAGCACATATGGCTTCGTGTTTTTCTAAATCCATTTTTACTTGTTTTGCATCTTCTGACATAGTTTTAATCCTAAAATTTATACCTACAATTATACAAAAGTTTTGATGTTTTGTCAAGCATTATTTTTGTAAGGTGTAGATTTTGATTGGCTCGGACTTGCCTTTTACAATTATCTCGTCTAGGTATGTATACTCATAACCATCAACTAGACTATGTTCTGAAATAATAACGTCTACATTATACTCCTTGCATTGGCTTTCTAGCCTTGCAGCAAGGTTGACGCTATCACCAAGCACACTATAATCGAAACGACTACTTGATCCGAAATTGCCCACAACACAAAGTCCCGTATTAATACCAGCACCTGTGTTAATTTGGTCCAACCCTTCTTCATTAAGTTCTTCATTTAATTTCTCCAAAGAGATTCTCATCTCTATAATTGCTTTTGTCGCATTTTCCACTTGTTGTTCGTCATCTAAAGGTGCGCCCCAGAAAGCCATGATGCAATCACCCATATATTTATCGATTGTTCCTCCATGTTTAAGTATTATCTCAGTCTGATTGTCGAGAAAACGATTAATCAGAGTAGTAAGACCTTGAGGGTCTGATTGGTATTTTTCCGAGATTGGGGTAAATCCTCTAATGTCAGAGAAAAGAAAAGTGAGTCGTTTTGTCACCCCACCCAAACTCAGTAATTTTGGATTGTCTTGTAATTTTTTTACCATGTGTGGAGATAGATACGTGCCAAATTGTTGCTTAATGCGAAGACGTAAAAAGTACTGTTCTACGAAGTTGTAAAAGGTCATTATCATAAATAATATCAATAAATTTACGCTGACAAAACTTACATCAAGAAGTAGTCCTTGTTCAAACAAGGTCTTACTTGCATAGAATAAGCCTCCTAGTACCAGAGCTAAAAATGGTATAGATAAGTATACAAGTGATGATGTAAAGATAAGTACTAAACCTGCCACAGCAGTAGTAAGAAGTTCAGCTGCGAGAGCCCAGTCGGGTGTTGTTTTTGTTTTACCTTCAAGCATAGATGAAAGTGTCATTGCTTGAACTTCATGAGGATATAGAAGTCCTGCAGGTGTAGGAATCTTTGTTGCTACACCTTCTGCAGTAACTCCTATTATTCCAATAATTCCTTGTTCATATTCTAGTGCGGAAACTTTTTTAAAGTCTCTATTCCAGTCTACATAAACATTAGCTCTTGAATCTGATGGAACGAGGTATGGAGGCACGCGGAGCGCTTGAATACCGCTTTCTCCTACCTTCATTTGGTAGCTTTGGGCGGAATTTAGCAGTCTTAATACTTCCAAACCGAAAGCCGGAACCAGTTTGGATTCTACGCTTAGAACCAAAGGCATCTTTCTGACTAACCCGTCCTCGTCGGGAATAGCGGTTAGTAATCCTACGGCCTTTGTTGCGGACTCCAGAGTAGACGGAGTACGTAAAATTCCTGGGTACTTGTATAGCCATGGGTGTGGGTCTCCTCCAATAACAGCAGTCCCTACATGAGGACTGCTTCCTGTAGCTTTATCTGAAGCTACGAAAGGTAAAATACTATTAGTCTCTTGCAAAGCTTTTGCAAGTTCTTTATCTTTACCGTGAATGTCTTTATCAGGGAAAAATATTGTAAGTCCTGATAGTTGTGATTTGTATAGTAAGTCTGCATAAACATCTCTTGGAAGTGGATAACCTCCGTAATGTTTTACAGTTGCTTCGTCTATTTCTATAAGTGTAATATTTTGATCTTGAGTTGTTGGGGTTGACATCATCAAGTAATCAAAATACTTGAGTGTCAAAAATTCTGTGGGTTTTTGAATCTGAAGAAACAATAAACCACCTAGAAGTATTTTTCCTATAACTATCTTTTTCCACATACTTTTCTTGCTTTATTCCAAACTTGATA